TATCACTATAATATTATATAATTAAAAAGAAAAGATATTCCATATACTCTATATAGAGTATATGGAATAAATAAATATTATTGAAGTTTTACATTTGTTTTTAAATCTACAGTAGCGATATTTTTATCTGACCCTGATTCAATATTCCACTCTGGATTAGATTCAACAACTTCTATTTCTTTTGTTTTAATTTCTTCATATGCATAATTTATATCATGAACCTCTACAACATCACATAGTTTGATTGCTTGTATGTCTGATTTTCCATCTTTGGAACAATCCATACGTATGAAAATGCATTTCATTTGGTCTTGTTTAGACATACCATATCTAACCATGTTTGTTGAAATTTCTTTTACTAAACCCCTAACAATTGTGAATACTTCTTTGTGTTCTTTATCAAACTCCCTTGTTAATAAAGACACTTTATCCCCTTCAGTAATACAAGTAGTTTCTGTCTTAAGATCATCATCAGTGAAATTGCCAAGATGTAATCTTAATTGAGCTAATTCTCTTACCTCATAGCGAACTACCTCTCCGTGATTGTAAATCATGTTTATTAAATTGCCTCCTTAAATTATTTCTTATTTATAATATTGTCTTCAATGGAAAGGATAGCATCCAGTAATTTCTGAAGGTTCTTTTCAATATTAGTATAGAAAGATTTCTCTTCAAATACTGATTGATCGTAATTATCCATTCCAAGAATATTTTTTACAAAATAATACATAAAGCAATAATCAGGAAGCTTTTCGATATCTAATCTAGCAACGTTAATATATTTTGTATAAGCAATAATAATTCTCTTAGAGTCTTCAGCATCACATCCAATATGTCTAGAAATGATAAATGGTAATTTTCTTAAAGAATCTACAATTCTATTACTTTTCGCATATTTATCTTCATATGGAATACAAACTCTATTATCAAACTTGTCTAATTCAATCTTTTTAGCTCTAAGTTTTCCAGTTTTAACAGCTTCGATTAATTTGTTATAGTTTCTTGCTTCTTCATAAGAATCGATAAATTCTAATAAAGCTTTAGCCTTTTCTGGATTTTTATCTTTGATCTTTTCTGCAATTTTCGGGAATTGCAGAATCTTATGTCTTACATCCATATTAGTTTCAGATGTAATAGATTTAGATAAATCTTTAAATGCATTATCTACTGATGTATTTAAATCGAAATATACTTTATTTTGATAAGTATCTTGAATAATCTCATCAAAGATAGATTTAGTAATAACTGATCTTACATCTTTAATCTGTGCTTTGGATAAACTCTCCATAGAAATAGATGCAATGCTTTCATCCACGAATCTCTTAAATGATGGTGGTAATGCATTATATACAGAGAAGTCTTCTCCTTTTCTATATCTATCGAATACTTTTCTAAAAGTAACGAAATCTTCTTTAGATGCTTTTACTGGTAAAGATTCTTTAAGTTCTTCATCAGATATCTCTAAGTTTCTAATTTCATCGTCACTCATATTTAATAAATTATCAAATCCAGAAGTATCTAAATCAATATTAGTCAGTGGTTCGATCTCTGTAGGAACCGGTTTCTTTTCTCCTGTCATAGGATCTACATATGCTGTTACTGTTTCTGATTCATAAGCATTTGGATCTTCCGGTACTCTCTCATTAGTATCTTTATTAGAAGGAAGATTTTCAATCTTTTTATTATCTTCTGATCTACTTTCTTCTAATTTCTCTGCAATTTGATCTACTTGCTCATCTGTTAATTGTAAAACTTTCTTTATTGTAGATTTTCTTCCATCTCCAGTTGCAAGTACTTTTAAATTTTCGTTATTCATTTTTATTATCCTCCTGAATAATTATATCGTATACTTCAATTTTAGCATCCTCATCTAGAATAACAGGTACTATATATGGTATATCTTTAAATGAAATTGGTTTGAATGTACCCATAATCTTTTTAATACTATCTGATATTTCTTGTAATATTTCATCTGGTAAAGAAGCCCCTTCTATTCGAGTTGTATCTCTAAATTCTGTGATTATATTAGGTGTATGTCTTTTCTTCAGTTTCTTTTTCTGTCGTTTGTTCATTTGTTCCACCTCGTAGTCTTTGTAGTAAATTATAAAGAGTTAATATTAGTAGTTTTAGAGTAATTCAAATAATATTCGGGTGGTCTGTATACGACCAATTCATTTTTCTTCATAAAATATAACCTCTATTAATTTTGCGGAAAACTTAAAGTAGGACATACATCAGATTGTAATGCAAATCTAATATCCATAATGATTCTACTGCTGTGGTTATTGATAAACGGTACTACAAAATTAGAATAAAAATATTCATTGTCAGGTAATACCGATCTTAAAAAATCAGCTTTCTGAGGTTCTGTTTTATATACGCCAGATATGTATTCGTGTAATGTAATAGGAAATTGGCATATACTTTCTACAATCTTAGGTATATATGCATGAATAGCTGCTAATTGAGGATCGTTGTCGTATATCTTTTTAGCATAAGTTATACTGTTATTTTTAACTTTTTTATCCTCATCAAAACTAAGAATCATTTTATATATAGAATCTTTTTCTCTATAAATATAAGAGATAAAAAATCTTGATATATATTTAGTGAAACTTGATACAAAGAATTCATACATTATAGAAGCTAATGTATAAATATCTACATTATCTGTGGTGATAGGCATATCTAAATCATGGAATCTACATATTCTTTCTATGATAATTCCATATGTCTGATCTCTAGTTACAAATATCTGATTATCTTGTCCATACTGATCAGCTAATTCTTTAAACTGATATTCATATGAAGTAACCAAATTAGTTAAATTTAATTCATATTCTCTGTATTTATTTTCAAGATTATTCTCTAATACAGAGAATACCATATCAGGATCAAAGTTCTGTAATACAGCACCTAATTCTCCTTCTGTAATAATTGTGTAATCGTTACTATTGCTCTTGAACGCCATCTTTATATCCCTCCAAAAAGTTTTCAGGTAAATCCATAATTAATTTTACTTTTTCTAAAAATTCTTTTTTATTATCTTCATTTAAAACATCTTTGATTTGATTTATTGATGTTGATATTACTCTTATATAATCTTCTATAGGATATAGTACTTCTTTAGCATACTGACCCAATTCTTTTTTCAAATCATCAATATCAGAAATATATCCCAAGTCATGAGTTTCACTATATATTCCGGCTATTTCTGCGCAGAAATCGGAATTTAAAATATCTTTAATAGCTCTATTATGTAAATATAAATGCATACCAGATTCACCTTTTGCGATTATAGTTATTTTTTGATTAATCGCTAAATCGTATATGGAAGAATTGATATTTACAATACCAAGTTCTTTCCATATTTCGTTCATCATTTTTCTTTTATCTTCATGAGATATTCCGTCCATTTTTACGTCTTCAGCTTCATGCTTAAAATGATTATTATATTTCAGTATACTCTGTATATCAGAAGCTGCTGCTATTCCGAGTTCATATAATTCAACACGTTCTACAGTTAATAATTGATAAGTACAGTTGGTCTGTTTTTCTAATGATTTTTTATCTTCTATCATTACAGCACAATAATTATTTAGTAATAGCTCGAATAATACAAATTTCGGTTCGGAACTTGTATACCAAGTTGCGGTTTTTCTATTACAGCCGCTATCGCTTTTATAAATGGTATATAACCCTATTTTACTTCCCATAGATTTTCTCTCCTTATTTATTTTAAATTATAATATGGTTTAATTATCCATAAATAATTACCCCATAGATATTAATATCTATGGGGTATATTTTAATATTTCATACTATATATTTTACTTAATCTTTCTTCTTCTACTAACTTTTGTTTAGTTAATGGATCTACTTGAAAATCATCATAATAATCATCAAATACATCCTGCGGAATAGAATAAGCTTGTCCTAATATTGGAAGATCGTCTGGATCTATATGGTATTTTTCGATATAAGCTTGCTGACCAACTTTAGTCTGTAATAACCTATTTACAGCTTCTTGGTCTTTAGCTTTTTCTTGCGCTCTCCATTCATCATATAGTACAGCTTTATTAGAAGATAGTACGTCTAATTGCTCTTGAACCATATCAGATTCTTCATTAATAGCTTCAGATATATCTGTATAGTTATTATCAATATCAATTCTATCTTCATCATCTTCATCTGTATGTATAGTTACTTTCTGTAAACCATATCTTTCAGTAAGTTCTTTTCCTTCATACCATACATACATAGCCATTAGATAAGAGAATATCTGGTCATCGTGTCCTTGAGCAGTATGCTCAATTCTACCATTCTTCTTATATTCCAATGTACGTAATTCTGCTAATATCTTAGGAGATAAGAATTTAGATTTATGGTTATCTACTCTTTCTCTTAATATCTGCATTAACAGATCTCGACTATTCTTTGTTTCATCGAATCCGTATACTTTACATTTCTGAGTATGTTTTATAGTTTGATTCATTCCACCAAACGTTCGTTCCTCAAATGTTCTATCTTTGATTTCATAATATAGATTACGTTTTATTTTGGTTTCTTTTAGTGTTGATAATACAGAAGCACCAAAACCACCATTTCGCTCTACATTTACTATAGCATTAGGCATAAATTTAACTACCAATTCATATAGTAAATGGGCTAAATCATTAGTAGATATATAGTTACAGTTAAAGTCTCCTACTACATCTGTAGTCTTACTATCTATAATAGTTACAGCAGAAGAGTCCCTACTATAGCCACCAGAAACGTCGACACCTATAATAGGAGGATAATGAGGATCTTCTATCTGTTTATAAAGATCAATAGCGAATCCTTTTCTTAATACTATTCTTCTAATAGGTTCTCTTACCATAGTAGCAATAAGCTCAAGGTCATTAGGATCGAATGGAGAATTATCAGATGTAAGAGACCACTCAAGTAAAACTTCACGTCTGATAGCAGCCCAATCTTTCTTAAGATCTCGAACCATTTCTTTGAAGTACTGTTCAGAAGAACCTAATTGTTGATAAGTAAATCTTATATAGAAGAAAGAAGAATCCGTATTAGCTTCAGCAACTTCTTTTAATTGTTGCGGAGTATAATCATAGAATTCTTCTAGGAATGGTGTAGCAGAGTTTCTTGTTTCATAAGCATCCATTCCTTCATCGGTACTTAAATCGCCAGGTGTTGTTGTTATAAGAATACCATATGGTGCATGATTCTTTTTAGCATTCTCTGATGCTGTCTTGTATGCAGGAGTAGCAGCTTGGTATATAATCTTATTATATACAATAAATGCATACTCATCATACCAGTGCATAGGCATAGTACAACCACGACCAAGGTTATTAGCAATAGTCTTACTTCTAGCACTAGGTTTAGTAGTGATCTTGTTATTATTTATAATATGAGTAATTGTCTCTAATGTATTAGATGCTCTTAATTTTGTACCATCTTTACCATATTGATTTGCAAATTGTAAATATGTAGGAAGAGCAGCTCTAAGTATCTTTAATCTCTGTAAGTTCATTTTAGAGTCATCATGTTTCTTATTCATAAACATGATTTCTGAGTTGGTAGTTCTAAAGTTAAATACCCATAAATACCAACATAATGCAGCCATGGTTTTACCATGCTGACGAGGTAGTTCCAAAAAAATATTCCAGTTATTTAATAAGCAAAAAGATAATGCTAAGTTTCCTCTATGTAATTTATATCTTACACCAGAGTTAGCAGCACCACCTTGATCTGGAATACGTATTACTTCTCTAATAAAATACCAATAGTTATGTGCACATTCGTTAAGCACTTTAGCTTTCATATATTGCGGAAGTCTAGGATCCCTTGGATCTACTCCTATCAAGTCTCTATCATATAACGCAAGGAAAAATCTATTATTAACTCGCCCTTGTTGTTTTAATTGAAAATGCATATCCATGAAACTTTGATTAGTAGTAGATGTCTGATAATATATAGTAATAGGTTGTACTTGTTGTTTCTCAGCAGGTATTACCAATTTACATCATCTCCTTAATCAATATTACAGTGTTGTTTTAGACAAAAAATAAAGAGCATACGTAAGTTGGTATAATTAGAGAGAGCTAGTAATACTAGCTCTCTCTTTGTTTTTAAAAGAAACCAAGCTCTCGGCGCATAATATATCTGTCTACAGATACTAGTGCGCCATTATTTTTGTCCCAGCAATCCCAGTCATCTATCCAGGATTGTAGTATTTTTATTACTCCTTCAGGATACATATATCCATCGGAATTTGTATATTCGGTTTCATAATCAGGGAGGTATCTCCCTTCTTGGTCTATTTTTTCAAGTATGAACTTAAGTTCATCCTTGTCAGACCATGTGCGGTCTTTCCAACCACTACACGAGTCTATAAAAATATAAACATTATTCCCGTTTTTTAACACGGAAATCATCTCTTCAAGCATTTCTTTGGTTCTTACTGTGTATTTCATAAGTTACCTCTTTCTACCTACGATTGGTCACGTAGGATTTATTTATTATTTTTTATTATTATCACTATGATATTATATAATTAAAAAATAAAGATATTGCGAGTATCGTAGAAAAAATAAAGAATATACGTAAATTAGTATAATTAGAAGAGAGCTAGCATTACTAGCTCTCTTCTAATTTATTTTTTATTATTCTGAGCTTATATTCAATCTCAGAATAATACCGGTCATACACCGGTTTTATTTCCCACCACATAGCGTTGCAGGAATATTTCCTAAAAATATCTTTTAATTTTTCTAAATCCCCTTCCTGAGGGTCTTCTAATAATGCAGAAGCCTCCTCAGAAAATCGGTCTATTAAAAATTCATCCATACCAAATAAATTGTACATTTTGTGCCTCTTTCTACCTACTTATTTTAAAAGTAGGATTTATTATTATTTATCACTATAATAATATACACTCAAAAAAAAACGATTTTACGGAGTATTGTAGAAAAAAGAAAGCAAGACTTATCGTCTTGCTTTCATCAACTTCAATTGAAGCTTTTTATTCTTCAATTGAAGTTTCCTTACTGTCAGTAAGGAAATAATTGTAGTAACTATAATAGTTACTACAATCCCACCTAAACGACCAAAAAGGCCGTCTCCTAGTAACCAAAACAGTATCCCTGCTATTACAACAGCAAGGATAATATTGTTTATATTTTCGATTTTCTTATTGAGCTTTTTCATAATAAAGCCCTCCTTTTCTTTAGTATATTTCTTAGATAATATGTAATCATTTTTCCTAGTATTTACAAATGTAGGAACTTCTAGATTCATATTTACATTTTCATCTTTAGGAAATATCTGTATCATATTATTCTTCCTCTCCAATATATTCTTTATAATCTTTTCCGAATTCGATTTCACACGCTATATCATATAGCATATCATTATATTTCTCCCATTTCTTAGCATAATATAATTTCGCTGAATCATCTTCGGATAATCCTTCTATATAGCATTCAGTATCTCTTCCTGGGATTAATTCTTTGCAATTGGTAGGTCTTTTATCAAACTTTAAATCGCACCCATTTTCGGTTAAATGACAGCATACTAGTACAAATTCGTTATATCCATAATCAACCGTAAGATCCTGATTTCTGAAATTCTTAATCGAATAACTGAGTATATTGGCCCACACTCCTGCTATTTTCTCTTGATCTTCTAATGATAAATTATCTGGATCTTTCTCATCAATCATTATTACATTTCGCTTTGCTTCTTCAAGAGTCAATTTTCTTCTCATTGGTCTTAAATAATAATATGATTCATAGCCTGATTCTTCATCTCCCTCCCAGCAGTCTATAGATATATTCCCAACTTCTAATATAAATTTCTTCAACTCTTCTTTCGTCATTTCATGATCAAAAAGATCATCCGGGACGTATTGTCCCGGCATTCTTCTACAACAAATTCCTCTGCATTTGCTACAAATTTCTCTGTTCTCGTTATTCTTCATAATTAACCTCTCCTCTTTTATATCTTCCATTATATTCATCTATTACGTAATTATTTAAGTAATATTCATCATCATCAGAGAATATGAACTTAATAGTTAAAAATTCCTGAATATGAAATGTATCTAATGCTACATCATCAAAATCTATAAAATCTATTTTATCTATAGATCTTACAAAATCTTTCGTAAGATCACAACTTGCGAAATAATACGTATCTGTTTTTAATTCGCTTCTTTTTTCAGTTAATATGGTTTTATCATATTCAAAGAAATGATTTTCAGTATCTCCACAAAAACCAAATAATACAGATTTACCAATTCTAGAAGCAGTCATTTTAAACTCTTCAAGAAAATCATTCGCTCCTTCTAAATATTGACGCATTATACTATCTGGTAAGTTCTCAAATTTGACTGTAACTTCTATAGATTTTAAATATATCATATTTAATCCTCCTTCTTAAGAATAGTATTATTAAATTTATCAATTACTTCAGGTTTAATATCAATTTTAGTACCATCTGTAAATAATAAACTTATGTCTATAATTTTAGATAAGTTTAGTTCTGGATCTTCATCGTCTCCAGTATAAATATAGAATTCTGTAATTTCATTTATATCTTCACAAAATGATTTATTTAATTTATCTATAATTCCTGGAAAAGACTGTTCGTCTAATAATTCAGTTTCAAATAATATCTTTGTCTTATCATTTGAATCTATATATCCTGCATAGTCAAAGAAATCAAACTGTAAAGATTTTTTACTTTTACTGGATTTAAACGTATATCCTCCTGGAGATATAATACAATGCTTATCTTTATCAATCTCTCTATCCATTTGTAATACGAAGATCATTCCATCTACATACGGTTCTTTCTTCTTTTCAATGCATTTCACACTACCTTCCTGTAAACGTTTAATTTCTGATGGTTTAGGTTTCATTTCCTCATCATCATTAAATAAAAACATAGATACGTTGTTCATAAATTAAATTCTCCTTTCTAGATTAAAGTCTCACTAGTATGATATACTAGTGAGACAATATTTAATTATAATTTATTACCATTTTCATCTACGTGATAAATAGGATTAATAAATCCATCAATTGCATCATCAACGTCATCTTTGAATTTTGGATTATAATCCAATTCTACATTCATATATTCTTGTGGTTTTTCCATAAAGAATAAATCCATCATACCAGGTTTATTTTTCTTAAATGTAATTGGTTTGAATAACTGTTTCTGTATATACTGATAATTCAATGATGTAGTGATACTTGGATTCTCTTTTAACGCTGTATCAAGAGTTACGATCTTGTATGGTTCATTTGGATATTCCCACTCAGGTTGTAACATAGAATCTCCTAAATCATCTGTGACTCTACGTAACTGATTTGATATAAGTACTTCGCAATGAACCGCATCTGTATCAAGTCCACCCTCAATAATAGTATTAATAAATCCTTGTGTAAATAATCCGATATCATTTTTATACTCTTTAATAATAGCTTGTTTATCAAGAGTAGCTTTGCATCGCTCAAGAGTTGCAGATAATCCATTATTTGTAATATTGACCATAAATAAATGAATTCCCATAATATCAGAGAAATCAATTATATACTGATCATCTACAAGTTTCTGATTATCCATTACTTTTCTTAACTCTGGGGAAATATATAAGTTGTCTAAATCCTCTGTTTTGATAAGAATGGTATTTCCATCAGGATCCATTACATTGAAAGTAGTTATACATGAATTATAATCAAACTCATCATATTCTGATTCCTGATAAATATCATCTGACGATATAATAAGTTTCCATTTCTTTGGAACGAAATCATCCATAATCATAATCATATTCCAGTTTACAGCAAAAATATCTTTGAATTCTGGAACCCAGTTTAACGCTTTTACATTTGTCTCTAATAAGTGCTTAGCAGACAATAATCGCTGGGTTAATACTGAAGACAATAACTCTGATGCCATACATCCTGGGTTAATATCTGCATTCGTATATGCCAAATCCCCATAGCATCTATAACAAATTCCTTCTCCTCTAGCATGTGAAGCACATGTTTCCGGAGATCTGAAATATAAAGTCTTTCCTATAAGATTTACATTATCTCTTTCTGGATGTGGAGATACTTTATATTCCATTCCTTTTGGATTAAATCTGAAATATCTATTTTTGAATCTTACTAATACTTTCATATCTTTAATAAATATTGGTAAGAATCTTTTTGAATTACAAACATATTTCGGGTTTGGATGAATTTTAGCGTGCATATTATTTAATCTTAATTTTCTAGAAAATGCTCCAGATTGTCCTACATTCTCTTTATTTAAGATCTGTGCTTGTCTTGCTGCACTACTATCAATAGTATAATATTCAGGTTTTGCTACACCCTCTTGCATATAGTTTGTATCAAGGTCGATACTAAAGATACTTCCATTACCATCAGGCTTAGTAGCAATATTACAAATCATTTCCCTGAACTGTTTTGGGTTAACACCTTCTCTAGCTCTGAACGAATCCCTTAAACAATGCTCAGAATCAGGCGCTTTTATTACTGCAATTAATTTGTTTGTCATATCCATAGCGGCATCTTTCTTGTCTTCCAACGGATATTGTACCGTAGAAAAATGCAATGTATCCCATGCTACTTGGGACTTCTTCATCAAATCAATAGTATCTTTTTCATTTATAGTATTGATAAGATAATAAGCAAAGTCATCAATATACATAAATTTATATATTGTCTCATCAATCATTTGATTCATATCACAGTTATTAAAATCTCTTCTGTGAATATCAATGAATTTAAAATCAATATAATCTTTGATAGAATCCTGTGTGATGCAATCATCAAAGAACAAGAAATTACTTGTTAAAGAATCTCCGGCTTGCAAAGGTAGTTTCCACATAATAAGATTAAGCATATAATCAAATATAGATAATCTAATTTGTACATTATCCATAAATGTAATATACACTATCATATCATGAACTTTTTTCTGCTCAATACCATCAGCAATGATATTATAAATCCAAGTAAAATGAGAATCAATATTCTCTTTACTCAAATTAGAAGTGTTAATACTGATTGCTCCAGTATTAACTAGCGGTACATATTCACCATAATTTTCATAGTGTGTCAGATCATCAATTATCAAAGGTTGTATCTCATTAAATCGAGATTGAATCTTTGATATAAATGGCTCCGGATTTAAAAGATCATTAAATAATTCGTCCATAAGTTCTAATCCTCCCTATTTATACTTATTAAGTTGTAGAACTGTATGTATTTTTCAAAATCCTATAACTTAATTATTTTTATAATATATCAATAAAACAAATAATGAGAGTAAGTGGAAATTAATCCACTTACTCTCATATCTTTCGTTGATTATTATTGAAGGTATTTTACTTATCAGAATTACTTATATGTTTATATTAATTATTGGCCAACACGTTCAGCTCCGCCAGCTTTCATAAAGGATGCTGGAAGAACTTTCTTATCAGATGCAGGATGTAAGAATTCCTGCTGAGCCTGCTTAGCAAGTCTCTCAGCTTTATTTCCATATTTCTGCATAATCTTTGCTACACATTCTTTCTGTTTCTGGCGAAACATAACAGATTTAGCGTATAATGGATCATTAGCTTCTTTAGCAAGATTAAGAGCCATAATCTTTTTACGTCTAGCAAGGTCGTCCTGTCTATTAAGACGTACGATGGTTTTCTTAGAGATCTTACCTTCCATAACAAGTTCTTCTCCAACTCCATTCGGTTTACAGAACTCTTCAATTTTCTCCTGAGGAAGATGAGAAACTTCATCATAAATAAGAGCTTCAATAACTAAATCTTTCTGATCTTCATCAAATGTATTTTCTAAAGTAATCTTTTCAGAACCTGTATCAAATAATGACATGATATTGTCCTCCTTGAATTCATAATCTTTTATTTTTAGAATCATAACTTTAACAAGCCATTTTTACACATATGTTCTTATTTTAACCTTATACTAGTTTTAATGATATATTATCTTTGCGAACACATAAGAATAATTCTAAAAGAAAGGAAGATATTTAAATGGTTAATTCAGCAGTAGATAATTCAGTTGGTGTTAAGAGATATATGCAGCAAATGCATACAGTAATGTCTTTAATATATCCAAGCCTAAATAATCAGGAGATAAAAGATGCTATTGATTATTCTGTAAAGAAAAGATTTGTTGATACCAAATGCAAGATAGTTAATAACTATAATAAGAAAGAACACGAGATGTTATTATCAGAGTTTACAAATTATATAGCATCTCAGCAACCAATATGTACTCCATCTGGAGTAATGTTTATGAGACATGGAACAGTTCCTAATCCTTTAATAGAAATGATTAGAGGATTTATGGAAATGCGAGGTGTTCATAAAGCAGAAATGTTTAAGTATCCAAAAGGATCTGAAATGTTTGTGAAATATAATCTATTGCAATTACTTGATAAAATTGACTGTAATGGAATATACGGTGTACTTGGTCAATGTCAAGCAATGTTTTATAATATCTTTGTAGCAGAATCCATTACTACAACAGGTAGAGAACTCATTAGTACAGCAACTATGTTTTTCGAAAGCTTTCTATCTAATAACGTTAAATTTGCTTCTCTTGAAGAAGTTGTATGGTTTATCGATAATGTAGTAAGCGAAAGAAAAGAAAGAAGATATAGAGATTGTGATATATTAGATCACAATATTTCTAAAGAAGAATGTTTCAATAAAATTGTACTTACTATAGGTGATTATAAGCAAGGATTAATAAAATGGTTACCTGATGAAATGGATTTACAGATTATATGGGATATTATTAATAGACTTGATCAAGAAGATATAAATAGACTGTATTACAAAAATAACCTTTATGAGTTCATGGATAATGCATCAATGACGAATGCATTATTAATTTTATTGGAAAAATTAGATCAACCGTTTATGGATCCAAACGAACCACCAAAAGAAATCAAAGTAGAGATAGATACTTTAGTAGATATCTTGAAAGAGTTTGTATACTTTAAATATCAATATATGGATAAAGTTGATAGATGCGATAATATGATTAAAAATATTGCTGGTATCTCTGATACAGATAGTGCTATTATTAGTCTTGAAGCTTGGTTCAGATTCGGTCTTGAGAAATGTAAAGGTCACAAATTCAAAATCTTAAATGAAATAGATAATCCAGTATTAGGAGAAACTAAACCTATTGAAGAAGATTATGAAGATTATGATTTCATTAATGATGATATTGTAATCAGAAAAAGATTAGTAAATCCTAATAAGCAAACTGGTTCTGATAATTTAAGATATTCATTAGTTAATATTATGGCTTATATAGTAGGCGCTTTGGTAAATGATTATATGGTAGAATATACTAAAGCTAATCATTCTTATGGAGAAGATAGAAAATGTCTTATCTATATGAAAAATGAGTTTCTTATGAAAAGAGCATTATTAACAGAAGGTATGAAGAACTATGCATCTAAACAGGAACTTCAGGAAGGTCATAAAGTACCGGAAGAAGAAAGTATGGATATTAAAGGATTACAGATTAGAAAAGTAACTTTAAATAAATCTATACAGTCAGCTTTATCTAAGATATTATATGAAGAAATACTTGATACAGATGTAATAGATCAAGTTAGAATTATAAAGAGATTGGCAATATTAGATAAAAAGATATTTAGATCTCTTAATAATGGAGAAAAAGAATTCTACAAACCAGTAAATGTAAAATCTATGGATCATTATGACGATCCTATGGGTATACAAGGTATAAAAGCTGCAGTTATATGGAATGATATTAAAGATGATGGTCTTGAAGGATTCGACTTAACAGCTAGAAATAGTATGGATATTGTAAAAGTAGTTGTAAATGAAGAAACTATAGAAAAAATAAAAGATACTTATCCAGAAACATACGAAAAGATAAAGAATGTATTAAAGGATACAAGTATTTTTAAAGGAAAACCTACAAGTAAAGGAAATGAATTTACATCATTAGCAATACCGTTAGATGTAGCAGTACCTAAATGGGTTGTAGAGTTTATTGATTATACAACTATTATAAATGACAATATTGGTAACTTCCCACTTAAGTCTGTAAATATTCAGACTAACGGAAATAATAATATTCCATATAGTAATATAATGAGTATTTAATAAAAAATAAAATTCAGGCAAAAGCCTAGGGAGAAGCTTTAAGCTTCTCCCTAATTTCGGCCTAACGGAACCTCTTCGGAGGTGTTAATTTAAACACCTCGTCATCAGTCCACGTTGGTGCTGCCCAATCGGAGTCTGCATCCGGAGATGGAAAGTGGTGTTGAACCACTACTCCTATGATATCTCCGTCAGCATTATCCAACGGTAACGCCTGTACGTCAATGTCGTCTGGCCAAGCCAGAGCATCTACGTCCAGCATAAAAATGCTGTCTGTCTTAGCTTTCTTTAAAATGTTTCTCATAATGTCAAGCCTTCTCATAACTACCTCTTTCTACCTATATTTATTATATAGGATTTATTATTATTTTTATTATTATCACTATAATATTATATGATCAAAAAATAAAGATATTACGCGTATCGTAGAAAAAAGAAAGCTATCCAATGGATAGCTTTCTCGTTTTTTAATCTGTTAATTCTCCGTATTCTTGTGCTTTTAAAAAATCGATATTATTTTTATAGCTTGCTCGAAATACTGCAGCAATGTGCTCTTTTAGTATATATCTTATGATGTTTTTATTTGTTATTTTATCATAAGATTCTTCGCTAGATAATTTTACAGTTTGTAAACCTTTAAATATTAAATAATTGTCTTCATCTTTTATTTTAAGTAAAAACGGTAACGGTATAATTCCCTCATCAGGACAGTTTTTAGGAGATAAAATATACTCTATCCTTTTGCGTGGCTTACAAAAAACATCGTGTGGCATAACTCCGTATGGTGAAACCATAGAAAATGCCTGTCCTGGCTTATCATCTATAATCGTATTATTTTTTGAATCCTTTTCCATAATTTTCGTCCCCTTCTTTGACATAATATTCATAAATAAACTTTCCATTCTTCCACACCATTACATGTGCTCTTTTATCTTCATATTTAGTTCCAGCCATTATTCTATCTCCGTTTCTATCTTCATCTTCATAAAGAATTTCTCTTCCTTTCATATCATAAGTTCTTTCAGAGTATAAGTCTTTAGTATTCTCTTGAATTTGAGTTAAAGGTTCATCCATAAAATATTCTTCTGATGAACCTCTCGCTATGTATCTTTGATATGTACGAGTTAATACTATTTCTCCATCTACTCTTTTTTCATATTTCTGTATCAGGTTATTGTCATCGTACTGATAAGATTCTTCTACTCCTTCTGGAGATTTATAATATATAAGATTTCCATTATTATCATATCTATGAGTTAAGTCTACAGATTCATAATCGTGAGTAATTATATTATATTTATACCAATTACCAAGATTATCGTTATACATGAATTCTTTATTTTCAGTATCAATCTTAAATTCATATCCAGTAGAGTTTTTATATTCTTTAATAAGAATACGTTTTCCATCTGCAAGATAATAGAATGTGATCCATTCTTCTACCCCATTCTTCCATTTTCTATATAGTTTAAAATTTACTGGATCTATTTTCTGAATAACTAAATCTGGATTCTTTAAATCCAAAACAGCATAGAATGATTTAATCATATTTATCTCCTTTGTGCCCTAATTATTATTTAAAAACTTTGAGGGGTAGGTCTGTATAGATTATCACTATCGCGAATATCTTGCGATTTTTGTATAGCTCTTTTATTTCTCGAATTAATATAAACTGCATCGTCTTTTGTAACTTTTTCGTTTTTTCTATTTGTCCCAGTTTTTAATTTTGCTATAGCCTTGTCTTGTTTATCTAATCTTTTGAGTATTTCAAGTAATAATTCCCTATCGCTATATTTCGAATAATCCATATTATCGTATTCCTTTCAAATAATTTAATACTTTATCAGATAATTCATCATCTTTAAAAGCTATTATTTTTTCTTGTAAATCGGTCGCAGGTAAATCTGATATAAAATAATTGAATAAACTTTTGTTTTCTAATAAGAATCTATCAGAAAAATCTATTCCGTTTATTATTGATATAGATTTACATTTGGATATATCTATAATATCTTTATGACCATTGCTTTCTATAGCTATGATTTTATTAGTTTTATATTTAAATCTAAAAGCCACTTTAAATATTTTATTTTTGTATACAATATCAAACCCCTCTGGAGTATACTGCTTTTCCCATTTAACCCCATCAGAATCTCTATATGATACTATATGTGCTATATGATTATAAGCATATTCCTGTTTATAATTTGATACAGCATTAGATGCAAGCAAGAATGAGCAATTATAATATATAAGGTTACCCTGTCTATCATATTGCTCAAAACATGCTCCGGTTTTTAAATTTCTATTATGGTAATTTACACCTTCTTTCTTTACAAATTCCTTCAATCCGTACTTTCCCTCTCCCTTTAACATTTATACTTCCTTCTTTCGTGTTTAATTAATCTAAATTGCTAACGCATATTTAGCATTTTCTTCTTTAGATCTTCTCATACATATTATCCCATAGTCTTCCTGAATAGTATTAGGGACCGACTTTGGTTTTTCATCAACATCTTTTGAAGGTGTCGAAGCACTTTTGTCTGTAGCATCAACAGTAAAATTATTAGCAAAGTATTCGTTAACCATTGATTTGAATATTTCTGTTTTAGTAAACACTTCAGGATCAATCATATAATTAAATACAGCTTCCGTTACTTTAATTGCTAATTTTTCGTTTGCTTCTACATCCAGTGTTCCTACATATCCTCTAAGCATCTTTCTTGCAATTAATCTAGGTTGATCGATGATAAGAAATGATCTGGCATTTCTATTTAATACCATTGGTATTAAAGTTTCTCCTCTTTCTGCAGCCTGCTTTACATACTCTTCATCTGTTAAATCATCTCTATTATTACTACAATAAGGCATTACTAATACTTTATCTGACATCTGATTATATTCATTAGAGCTAACTATTAAGCATGGCCTATTAGCTTTCCCAATTAAAACAGAACCAGAATCAGGAAGTATATCTTGATCTAATGAGCAATAATGAAGATCCCATCTTCTAATAACTGGTTTAGAAACAATGTCACTTTTTAAATATTTCGTATTATCCATAATATAATACTCCTTTCTTTTATTTTCACATATATGATATATATAACTCATAAAAATAATAAACTGAAAATAAGCTATTCAGTTAGCTTGCTTTCGTCATTAATTATATTTTATATATCCATATGAATAGGTATAATAATCGTTATCTATAGCTTTATTAAAATATTTGACAAAGCTGCATTTATCCTCTTCTACTTCTATAGAATAGCCAAAAGCATCACGAAAAGTTTTTGTATACAAATCGTATTGAACTTCATAGTTGAGTACAATTGATTTAAAGTCTTCGGCTGATATTTTTCCGCTTTTCCAGAGATTGTCCAAATATTCTATCGTTTTATTTATATAGTCTAATAATTCTTCTTCGGCTTTCAGTACAATAGAATCAGATATCCAGCCAAAATTTTCACACACATTAATATTACGATAACGTTCCATATGAAGCATAATACTCCTTTCTTGTAATTATATATTTTGTATTAATCCCCGTATCGTTCTATTTCTTTACGTATTACTTCGGGATTTAGTTTATTTAGTTTATTAATGGTATTTTTATAAATAGCATTTGGATAGAATCTTCTTACGTGATTAATAGGTCCTACAAACTTATCGTATAATTCATATTCTTTTTTAACTACGTTGATAGATTCGTGTATAATATTACCATACACATCGTCATTAAAAATACCATGTAAACTTTCAACTTGAGAAATTATCCCGTTACAAAAATCATAAAAATCTTTTGCCAATGAATCTTTGGTATCGTCTGTTATAAATTTAGCCATAATTATCGGCTCCTTTCTTTTTATTTTCACCTATATAATATATATTTGTATTAGGATTTATTAAGATCTATAATTTTGGCAAAAATAAAGATATTACGGAATCATTTTTGTACGTACAAATAAGTAAATAAAGCTCTCAAAGAAGGGAATTAGGTGCAATGAGTAAAATAATAGTTAAAAATACATGTATAAAAATAACCGATTATGAATTTGGATCACATCCAGATTTAGAGAAATATTTCTTAATGTTTAACCCAACGAATCACCAATATTACTATCAGGGATTATTTTATGACACGGAAAATCGTACTCTATATCTCCCGAGAGGTATAGACGTTTATTTTGTCGAAAAAATAATGGAGCAAAAAGCTATTGTAGAACGTAATATGAGTGATGAGTTCGATATGTATAATGATATTATGATAAAGACTTTACCAAGAAACGATGTACAGAAAGAAGCATTGAGATTTACTATAGGTAAAGAAGAATATAGAGATACAGCTACTAAATCTCAATTACAATTAAATCTCTATACAGGTAAAGGTAAAACTTATATAGCTATAGCTACTAGTGCTTATCTAGGTATTAAATCTATCATTATAACCTCGCAAAGTTCTTGGTTAACTCAATGGATAGATAGAATTAAGCAGTATACGAATGTAACAGATAAGGAGATATATAATATAAAAGGTTCTGGTTGTATATATAGATTATTAACCAAAACACCAGAAGAAATAAGAAAAATTAAATATTTTACAGTAACTCATTCTACATTAAAGAGTTATGGAGATACTCACGGATGGGATAAAATAACTGAATTATTCCAATATTTAAGAATAGGATTAAAGTTCTATGATGAAGCTCATCAAAATTTTGATAATATGATGAAGATAGATTACTATACAAATACTTATAAGAATTATTATATTACTGCAACAGCATTAAGATCAAATGAATTTGAAAATAATATTTATCAATTATCATTTAAAAATGTATTAGCAATAGATTTATTTGATCCTGAAACTGATCCTCATACTGAATATTTAAGTATATTGTATAGTAGTAAACCTACCCCACAACAGATATCAAGCTGTAAAAATCAATATGGATTAGACAGAAATAAGTATACTAATCTAATAGTAACTAATGATAATTTCTATATGATGCTTGATATATTATTCGAAATAATAGAAGAAAATGTCGGATTATATGAAAAATGTCTGGTATATATAGGTACAAATAATGCCATATCAGAAGTATACAACTGGATCGTAGAAAACCATCAAGAATTTAGAAATAACGTCGGTGTATATACTTCTATGGTATCAGAAGAAGAAAAACAGCAAGCGTTAAATAAAAGATTAATATTATCTACAACTAAATCGGCAGGAGCTGCAGTAGATATAGATGGATTAAAGATGACTGTAGTATTAGCAGAACCATTTAAATCAGAGGTTTTAGCTAGACAAACATTGGGTAGAACCAGAGCAAATAATACTATGTATATAGAAATAGTAGATAAAAGTTTTCATCAGATAAAGAGATATTATAATTATAAGAAACCTATATTCGATAAATATGCTACTAGATGTACAGAAGTAGAGATAGGTGATTTAGAACTAATAAATAGACATGCTAGATTAGAGTCTAGAAAAGAAAAAGGAAAAATATTATATCATGATTATGAATCGGAAGTATACTGAAAAGTATACTTCCAAAATTTCTTTTCTTTATATATTATATAGATGAATAAAATGAAAAGGAGAGAAAACAATGGGAATTTTTATTGATGCACTTACGGATAAAATTTATGAAACTTTTTATGAGGGTAATTCCGTAAATAACAAAACAAAATTACAAAGATTATCAGAGTGCTTTTCTGATAATGAAGAACTTAAGGAGGAGAGGAAAGAAGAACCAAGTATAGCAGATACAATATTAAATAGTGCTGTTAAAACGGCAACAAAGGTAGCAGATGCTATAGTAGAAGAATCATTACCGAGCATTGTACGTGATATTAATGATAAGTGCAAAGATAAGGAAGTTACAGAATATGTCACATATACTGGATATACTTCAGAATATCCATCAGAAAGATTAGAACTTGATACAGAATATCCAATAGTTAGATTATCAGAATCTCCAGATGGGGATAATATATTTGGAAGTTCTGTATTTAGATTTAGACAGAATGGTCCAAAGCATGGATCAGATATAAGGCTTGAACCTTATTACAAAATACCGATAAAGTTTTATGAAGATAAATGGGGAGAGGAGATTATTACATTTACTGACGTATTGGCTGGTTATATACCTTTAGTAGAAAAAGCCAGAAAAGTTTCTAGAAACCCAGATTTATATTTTGGGTTAAAGATATATAATAATCCAGATTCTTTCATGCTGTCATCATTAGATTCTTATGGAAGAATGACAGATGATGTAATTATAGCAGTATCTAATGGAACTTATGATATCAGTTGGAAGAAAGATCTTAATTGGAAATTTATATCCAGATAAACTGTTTAATAATATATTTTTATAAATAATAGGGAGTTAAACAGTTAATATGCAAGTTGAATATGTAGATTACGATAAAATCACAGATGATATGATGTATTTAGGGAACAATATCAATCTGCGATTTAATGTACTATTATCAAAAAAGAATTCGAGTATAGATAATAGTAGAAGGTTTTTTCACAGTGAGTATCGTTATGAATCGAAATATGACGATACGCAAGTAGCAGTAACTATTAAAAGATGTTTTTCGTATTATATGTCTATAGACGTAGGAGGTGATAATTGGGATCGAAGTGTAATGATCCGTATACAAGATATTATTATATTAAGGGAATTAGTAAATATGGCATCCAAATGGATGATAGATAATACTTTTGAAGTTAAAGATGGTAATCTAACTTGTAAAAGAAGAAATACATTAAAAATGTCATTACCAGACGGCAAATATTTATGGTTCGATCCAGTAGTGATCGAATGGAATAATATCCAAAATCAAGGAGTAAGAATAACTATATCAGATCCATCTATATATGTAGATATGATATCAGATTTATTTCTAGGATTTAAATATCTAATAGACACAGTAGATATGTTTGGATATGCTCAAAATATGGTAAATTATTTAGGTAGACCAGAGAACGGATTTAATTTATCAGATTTTGAAAGAGATCAACAAAAATCAGAAAAAGCTATGACTGCTCCAGTAAAAGCATCTAAGGGAAGGCAAATACCTGGAGCAAGAAAAAATAAATCAGTTTTTGGAAAAGAATAGTGGATAAGCAAATGCTTATCCACTATTTATTTTTTAGTTAATCCCTGCAAGAATCTTCATTGCAGGAATAAGGTCCCTCTGTGCTTCAACAAAGGAAGTTTCAAAATCAAGTTCTTTAGACTCTTTTTCGTACGAGTCTAATAAACGCTCAAACATTGTTATGGTATCAGAGTTTTCTTTTTTAGACTTATTAGCATAAGTCTCCATAAATTCTCTAATTGTGCTCGAAATATTTCGAGCACGCTCGAAATGAGATGCACACCTCTCGTCATACTCTTTCAATTCTTCGAGTGTCATTTCGTTTAAAGCCTTCATATTAGCCCCTTTCTACCTACGAGTTTAACGTAGGATTTATTTAGATTATTATTGTTTATCACTATAATATTATATAATTAAAAAAAAAACGATTTTACGGAATACTCTATATAGAGTATTCCGTTTTATTTTTATAAATCATTTAATTTGGAATCGTTTAATTCTCCATATGTTACATATAATATAGTTCTATCATCTATATCATCTACGTCATTATATGAAGGAGATCTTAATTTAGTATTCTCGTTCATTACAAATATACCATTTCTATCTCTATAAAATCCTATATTAGGATCTATATTTAAAGATTCTTGTATATATGGAATATAAGGAACGTAGAATTTATCCTCTTTATTTAATAACGCTTTAGTAGAAGACATCATACAATTACGTATTATTTCTTCATCCATTTCTAATGAAGTAAATGCATTATTATACATATTATCTACTATTACTGGTGTTCTATTAGTAAGACCTACAACAGGAACTCCGACTGATTCTTTTACTACTTCGCCAGTTTTCTTATTTACTTTTATTTTTTGCGTCTTTTTAAAGTATTCAAGATAAAAGTCGCCTTTATACATTTCGTTATCAGCATCAGATATGCTGTAGCAATCATCCATTTGTTTTACTTGATCTATTAATTCGTCATCGAATTTATAAATTAAACTATCATCTACCCAATCATAATCACTATCTTCTTTTTCATTGAACTTAGGCCCAAACATATCTCTTCTTCCCTGAGCATTATCAGGAACTTTATACGTATATAAAGGATAATAATTATTTTCTCCTTTAAGGAATGCTGCATATTGGTCTTTATCAGTAGATACTTTCTTTACATATTTCTTTATGGATTTATACTTTTCAGAATTAAGTAATTTATCCCCTATCTGGTATACTTTATTTATAGCGTCTTTCTTTTGAACTTTAGGAGGAATTTCTTTGTATTCTGTCTTATATTTAAACAGATCCCCTATTCCTTCTCTTATAGCATATTCTTTTAAAGATCCGTTTATATAATTTCTTAATTTATTATTTTTACCTATCTTATCAGTAGGAACTTTATATACTTTCATAGCTTTAATTATATTTTTAGCTAATTCCTCTTGATCTTTCTTGTCGCATCTATTGAAGAATTTAATAGCTAAAATTACATGATCGTAATCGTTTAAAGGAAATTTTCTTTTTTCTGGTAAACCAAATGTTTTATCAGGTAAAGATTTTCTTTCTTTAGAAGATAATGTGGCTTCATTTAATGCTAAAGATTCACTTACAGTCATACCGTTATTAAGAAAATCTTCTAGTGTCTCAGTTAATAAAGTTGATTCTTTAATATCATCTGTATTGTCCATTTCTAGTAAAGCTTTTTCTATTATTCCCATATTTGTATCAGATTCGTTATACGAATAATCTCCTTCCTTTATTTTTTTTAAGTTTCGCTCTGTCACTTTGTAATCATAATTATATAAATCATCACCTTTATTAACTAAAGAAATAAAATTCAAATCATTTTTAAAATCTTGAGGACTAAATAAACTAGCATCCCTGCCCAAATCTTCAGCTTGGCCTAATAATTCTGCTACAAATCTTGAACAGAACCATTTTTTAAGATTATCATCGCTAGATATGCCTAATTTATATTTAATTAATCCTATAATATCATATCCTAAATATTTATCTTTTTCTTTGAACCATTTTAATCTATCTATCATCTTCTGTTTTTGGCTTTTGCTCACAAACATTACATATACTTCATAAATAGATTTTTTCTTCTTAAAAAACTCGTCCTTGGTATTTTGCTGAACAAATCCAGGTTGCCCGGCAATATATGACGTTTTTTTATTACCAAAAGAAAACATCGGATCAAGTTTACTTGTAAATGATATACATGAATGAGAAAATTCATCTTTTGTTACAGCCTTTATGGTATTAGCCAGTATAGTTCCGGTATGCATCAATACTATATATACCGGTTCTGTATGTTTAGAATCATATATAGCTTCTTCGAACATGACCATATTAGTATCTTCTCCTTTATATTTTTCTATTAAAGCTTCTTCATTAACTATATTATCTAATACAGAAGAAACCATTTGATCTGACCAATCTAATATATCTGTCATTCTTGTAGTTATGTCTTTAGATGAAGTAGATCCTATTATATTATAAATATTTACTGGATGAGTTTGTCCTATTCTATATATACGATCGCAAGCTTGATCAAAATCTGCTTTTCTATACGGAGGACAAAATACCATCATTTGGTTTGCTTCTACTAATGTAACACCAGTTCCCATAGTTTGAGAGGTTGCTACTAGTACGTCTACAGTATCATCTTCTCTAAATTGATTAATAATATTCATTCGATTTTTTACAGATCCAGTTATCTTTACAGCTTTTATATCGTTTTTATTAAGATCATCACAAATATGATCTACAACTTCTACTATAGTAGAAAAAATAACTGTTTTCTTTGGATTATTATTGATCATTTTATATATAAGATCTTTATTATTATCATATAACTCATTAAATGCTTTAGCTTTTACTTTTGGTATAACTTCTCCCATAGCTAAGAAAAAACATTTTTGAGTTATATATACATATACACTTACTACGTATTTATATCTTTTTAATTCATCTTTATCTTTTATATTAGGATATACATTATTCTTGATAAATCCATCATATAAGTCATATAATGAATCGTGTACAGATTCATAATCTTGTCCTTTATCGACAAATTTTATATAGTCTAACGTAGTAGTTCTATCTTGTGATGAATATTTTAAAGTCGTTTCTCTAAATTCATCTTTAACAGAATCTACCTCGTCTTTATAGCTTTCAAGTATTTCTTGAAATCTATCAGCTACTCTCTTTTTTACATTTATCATCAAATAAGGATCTTCATCTTTATACTCTAATTTAAAATTAGTTACAGTTTTAGATGGTAAATCCAAAACTTGATCTTTTGTTTTTCTATATATAGTTCTATTAAACCTTGTCTGAACCACATCAGACAATGTATCGGTATTACTTGTAAATGCTTTTATATACAGTTTGGCTAAATCTAAAGTAAAGGTTCTATCAATCATCATCATAGCTGGTACTATTTCACTCGGATTAGCTTTTATAGGTGTACCGGACATCATAAGATTGTCTTTAGACTTAGTTATTTGCTTTAATTTAAGCATGTTTTTAGTTTGTAACGAATCTAAATTTCTAAAATTTTGAGATTCATCGACTATTATCATAGTAGAATTTGTATTCTTAACTAATGGAAATATTTTATTTATTGATTCATTATTTACGATAATATATCTTGTATCTTTGGAATATTCTTTTGGTTTAGAAACTCCATATACATATACTTCTCTTTTAAATCTTTCGATATCATTATATTTCTTGAAATATAATCTTAACTCATTAGCCCAGTTCTCTTTAAGTGTATTCATACATACTATTATTGTTTGATCAGGATGTATAAGTTCCGATATACAAGCCGCAGTAAATGTCTTTCCCAAACCTTGATCAAACGATAATATATACCCATCTAGATCATATATTTCTTTATATTCGAAATATTTTTTGATAAATTCTTCTTGAAAATCTTTAGGCTTGTAAGCGTCGTTCAATATACTATTTAATCTATTTATATCAACTTTTACATCAAGATTTTTATCGAGATTATCCAAATAAGTATTTTTCTTTATATATTCTGCCATTCTACGATAATATCTGAGATTATAATAATCAGATAATTGCATTAATATATTATATAATTCGCTAGCAAAAAATAAATCTACTTCTAAATTTGTAACTTTTCTCTTATATCCAGGTATTTTCTTTTTCTCCCATAATTTTTGTGTAAATGGAGTATAGTTTTTTGTAAATAATTTATTTACCGATTTAGTTTCATACATATCTTTTATTCTTATAAGAAATTTATCATAATTAATTCCTTTGATAAATATCTTATTTTCTTTTTCATCAATTATTATTTTAGTAGATATGAATGCTGAGAAACTGTTAACTTTTTCATTAACAGCTTCTGTATCGTCAACAAATATTGGCACTTATATCACCTACCTTCGATTTCTCTTTATTTTAATGTATTCCTAAACAAAAAATAAACCCAGGTACTAATATTAGTACCTGGGTTTCCGTTTGGACACAAATGAGGACCTAATTCCTCAATTTTTATTTTTTAACTTAAGATCAATTCCGTTTAACACGAATCGACCTTTAATCAAATCATAGCCTTTGGCATAGATTGATACATCTTTGTCTGATTTCTTCATCATGTCAGACACAAGCATAAACATATCATCCGTATTTTTACCAAGTATGCATCTTGATAGACCACGGTATCATTATTATAATGAACCTCTACTATCTTTATGCATGATTTATTCTCAATAAGTTCTTTTATATCACACTTATATGTATAAGAACTTTTTGAGTTTACTAATAACTCATCTATCTCTACAGGTGTGGAACCACCAAATTGATCCCATATCACATGAGTGTGATAAGTATTAGTGTCTGAGTCATAGTGTCTCAGTGTTAGATTTACCTTCTTTTCATTAGCTACTTTGATCAAAGAAGATAATACACACTGAATACCAGTCACGTACACTACTAACTTCTGTTGAGCTTCTCCATTGATGAAATCAACCATCTCGTCGATGTATTCTCTACAGATATCTTCAATTTTATCATAATCGAACATGATCGACTTAGATAAAGATGTCTTGAAGATAAAATCATTTACAGGCATATTATGCCTGTCAGCTACTAACCCAACTCTGATAGAAGTACCTATAGGTACTATATCTGAATGAGTTTTATGATCTTCAGTAGTGCTGATAGTATTCTCGGTGTTTGTTTTGGAAGACTGACACTCTGACCGATTATTGGTTCGTATCCTAGATATTGTAGATATTGATAAATTTGTCAATTCAGCGATTTGTTTAGATGTATATCCATCTTTGACAAATTCGATAACTAAATCTATATCATCCTCGTTAACAGTTTTTCTCTTCTTTCTAGATTTAGTTTCTACACTATCTTTGCTAGAATCTGAATCGTTTCCGATTTGAATTACTTTGGATTTGTCAGTAGTTTCCGTTTTCTGCACCATTTCAGGTAACTGCGAATTTGCAATTGTACCGGTTTTAAACCTTTTCTGCAATGCGATGATTGCAGTCATTGGTACTTTATACTTATTCGAAAGTACCTTTTTGTTTTCACCATTACATAACCCATCATAAATCTTTTTACTGACGGGATCCAGTTCTTCTACTGTTGGAGCGTTAAAATTATAGTATGTGTTTGTTTTAGATCTCTTCATAAGTTTTTCCTCCTTAGTGTTGAAAAATTTTATTTATTCACAGTAATAATATACAATTATATATTCTGAATCTATCATATTCTGAATATATTCAGAGCCATTAAGAAACCCCATAATCCAATACAGATTATGGGGTTACAATTTATAATTTCAAATATGATAAATCA